CTGGCCTATCCCGATAGCATCTTGCTCGACTCGTTGTGGGGCAAGCTGACGTTGCCGAACGGCGGCGCGTTTGTCGAGCAAACCGTGATCAGCTATTCCGGCGGCTACAATCTGCCCGACGAGGCCCCGCCCGCGTTGAAGCAAGCCGCCGTGTTGCTGTCGCGCGAGGCATATTATTCGACGCTGCGCGGCGATGCCTCGGTGCGCATGATCGCGCACAAGGAAAGCCGCATCATCTATTTCGATCCGAACGTGCTGGCGAAAAGCGGCGGCGGCGGATCGCACGGCACACCGGCACAGCGCGCCGCCACCGACCTGTTGACGCATTTCACGCGATACGAGGTTTGAGTGGCCGAGCGGACCTTTACGGTTTCGATCAGCCCGTCGACCGAACAAATCAAAGCGTGGCTGACCAACGCGCTGTTAAAGGACCTTGAGGGCAAGCATCCCGACGAGGTTGTTATTTTGAAAGGCCAACGCAAGCGGCTGCGCCGGAAATACAGCGACAACGATCTGGTCAACATCGTCACCGCGCGCGACGGCGGCGTGTGCAAGGCGTGCATCGATATGGCGCAGCACAGCCCGTATCGGTACGGCGACGCTAAAAAGCAATTGCCGCATCATCCCGGCTGCCGCTGCCAGATCGCCTCGATCCGCGTGCACGACCCCGGCTATCTGCGGCAGCCGACGTTTAAGAAAGTGCGGAAATATCTGGCCACCGCGATCAACCAATCGATCAAGCACAAAGGCAAAAAGACACCGCAGCGCAACGCCACCATTCGCAAGCTGCGCCGCAAGCGGCGGCGGTTCGTCGCGCCGAGCGGCTATCGCGCGGTGAGCCTGTTCAAACGCAAGGGCCGATGATGCCGATCAATTTTTCCGATCAGCTCTATGTGCATACCCAAGACACCTATGGCCGCACCGTCACCATCACGCCCGGTATCAGCCAACCGACCGGGTCCGACTATGTGGCGCGCGGCATTCTCGACACCAAGGACATCGATGTTGTGGCGCTCGACGGCTCGATCATTTCCGAACAGCGCACCATTCTCGACATCCGCGAGGCTGAATATGCGGTGCTGCCGATGCAGGGCGATCAAGTCGCGATCCCCGGCGATAGCGGGCTGCCCGACGCCGGGCTGTGGGAGATCATCGACGTGGTGCGCAACGGCGGCGGCGAGACAACGCTGACGCTGCGCAAGATCATGGCGGCCAGCAAGCCGTCGCTGAAATTGGTCAAGCCGAAATGACGACGCAGACGCCCGCGCTGATCGCGCGCGATGCGATGTTCGACCGCGTGTTTGCGATGCCGTTTTTTGCGGGCTTCACGTTTGCCAAGACCAAGGCGCTGCGCATTCAGGTCGACAACATCCCGTATTGCGGGGTCTATCTGATCAACCGGATGTGGATGCCGGAAGGCGATGCCAATCACGGCGACATCCGATTTAAGGACAGCGCCCGCATCGGCTTTTCGGTGGTGGTGGTCGACAACGACGCCGAGGACGGCGAGGCAACGCTCGATCAGGCGTTCAAGACCATCACCGAGGGGCTGTTGACCGACACCACGCTGACCGGCTTCGACCGCAACATCATGCAAGGCATCACGCGCGGCGAGATGCTGCTGGTCTATGGCTCGGTGGCGCTCGATAACGAAACGCCGTTGCTCGAAATGCAATTCGATATGTCGGTCGATCTCGGCGTCGCGATATTCAAGCCGGTGATTACCGACGACCTAGCGCGCGTGCACGTGACGGCGCGCCCGATCCAGAATCCAGACGCGCCGCCGGTGGAAATGCAATGGGAAATCGCAACGCAAACCAGACGAGGCAACAATGGCAAAGATAAAGGTCACACCAAATCGCGACGATCTGCCGCCGCATCCGATTGACGGCAAGCTGCCCGCCGAGGGCGGGTTTTGGACCGCCGACCAATACACGTTCCGGCTGATCCGCGACGGCGACATTGCCGAGGTCATCGACCCGCCGCCCGAGGGCAGCGGCGATCCACAGCGCAGCGCCGAACCGCCGCCGGAACAACATCCGCCGGGCGACGACGACGCGCCCGCCGACAAACGCAAAAAACGCTGACCACCGGGGCCGCATCGCAGCGGCCCTTTTCTTTTGTCTTAACCGACGGAGTCAACCATGCCGATCTCGTTCAACAACATTCCGCAAGGCTGGAAATTGCCGCTGATCTACATCGAGGTTGACCCGTCGCAAGCGGGCACGCCGACCTCGCAGAAATATGCGTTGCTGGTCGACTACAAGCTGGCCAGCGGCTTGGCCCCGGTCGACGTGCCAATCGCGTGCGGCTCGGTCGCCGACGCGCAAAGCTTGGCGGGGGTCGGCTCGCCGCTGGCCCGCATGTATGAGCGGTTTTTCCAGATCAACAAATCGACGCCGGTGCTGTTGCTGCCGATAGCCGAACCGGCGGCGGGCAATGTCGCAACCGGCACCATCACCGTCACGGCGGGGCCGACCCAAGCGGGTACGCTGTCGCTTTATATCGCCGGGCAAAGCGTCGACGTGAATGTCGCGACCGGCGACACGCCGACCATCGTCGCCGCCAACATCAAGGCGGTGTGTGACACGCTGCCGCTGCCGGTGACCACAGCGGTCGCCGCTGGCGTGGTCACGCTCACCTCGCGCTGGAAGGGGCAGACCGCCAACGACATCCGCGTCGACCTCAACGTGTTGGGGCCGAATGGCGGCGAGGTCATGCCGACCGGGATGACGTTGACCTTGCCGGTGAACGGCAGCTTGAGCGGCGGCACCGGCACGCCGGTTTGGACCAATGCCATCGCGGCGCTCGGTGACGAGCCTTACGAATATGTCGGGCTCGGCATGAATGACACCGGCTCGCTGATCGCATGGGAAACCGAATACGGGTTTTCCGACTCGGGGCGGTGGGGCTGGCTGCGCGAGTCTTACGGGCACGTGATGTCGGCCAAGCGCGACACTTACGCCAACCTGTTCAGCTATGGCCCCACCAACAACTCGGGCGTGATGTCGATCATCGCGTTTGAGCCGCAAGCGCCGACGCCGATCTATGAATGGATCGGGGCCTATTGCGCCGAGGCGGCCAAGGCGTTGTCGATTGATCCGGCGCGCCCGCTGCAAACCCTGACGCTCGACGGCGTGATGCCCGCGCCGAAAAACTGGAGGTTCAACAAGACGCAGACCAATGCGCTGGCGGGGATCGGTCTTGCGGTGCAGATGACCAACGCGTCGGGCGTGCCGACCATCGCTCGCGAACAAACCACCTACCAGAAAAACACGCTCGGACAATCCGACAACGCTTACGAGTTGATGACGACGCTGGCGACATTGGCCGAGCTGTTCCGGCGGATGCGGCAAGCCATCACCAACAAGTATCCGCGTCACAAGCTTGCCAACAACGGCACGCGGTTCGGCCCCGGTCAGGCCATCGTCACGCCGAACATCATCAAGGCCGAGCTGGTCGCCGAGTATCGTCAAGACGAATATGACGGGCTCGTTGAAAACGGCGACGCGTTCAAGAAATTCCTGATCGTCGAGCGCGACGACATCGATCCGAACCGGGTCAATGTCCTGTATCCGCCCGACGTCGTGAATCAACTCCGCATGTTCGCGGTGCTGGCGCAGTTCCGCTTGCAATACCCGGTGTTCCAGAACGTCGCGGCGTAAGCGGCGCGCGCTCGTCGTCTAACCCAATCCAACATCATCATCAGGAGTCTTGAACATGGGCAACAGGTTTGCCGGTGTGGCGTATTGGTCCGCTGACGGCGCACAGCTCGCCGTTCGCGGCAATCTAGAGGTGATGCCGTCGCGTTACGAGCGCACCGGCATCGCCGGACAAGATCGAGTCCACGGCTACAGCGAGTTGCCGGTGGTGCCGTACATCGCGGGCGATGTGTCGACGCTGGAAGGCACCAGCGTCGAGGACATCGACGCCATGACCGACACCACGATCACCGTCGAGGCCGCCAACGGCACGGTTTGGGTTTTGCGCAACGCGTGGCGCGCCGAACGCTCGACCGTCAATCTGCGCGATGGTCAGTTTCATGTCCGCTTTGAGGGCATGAGCCTCGACGAGCTTGCAGCGGCGGCGGCGTAACATGGCGGCACCCATCGCCGACCTCAAGGCTCGGCAAAACGCCGCGCCGCCGGTACCGGAGGAAAAGCCCGACGCGCCATTGCCAGCCTATACGCTGGAATTGTCGCGCCCGGTCGAGGCCCATGGTCAACAGGTTGCGACGCTGATCTTTCGCGAGCCGACCGGTCGCGACCTGTTGAACATCGGTAACCCGGTGATCTTTGATCCGATCTCGGACCCGCCAAAAATTCTACACGACGAGCGCCGGATGAACGCGATGATGAGCGCGCTTGCCGGTGTGCCGCCGTCGTCGATCATGGCAATGTCGCCGCGCGATTGGATCACGGCGGCGTGGGGGCTGACGCCTTTTTTCGTGCCGGTGCCGGGCAAGATCTGATCGGCGATTGCATCGGCCTCGGTTTGAATTTCCATTGCAGCCCGTTGGAGTTTGCCGATCTACCGATGTCGATGATCCACGAGTTGATCCGCGAGCTGGTCGCCTTCAAGGACAAGTAACCGATGGCCGACCAAGAGGAAGCGGTAAAAATAGTTATTGAGGTCGTCGACAAATTTTCCAAACCGCTGATCGATTTAAGAAAAGAAATAAGCACGCTCGCCGACAAGGGCGGCGACGGCACGATGAAAACCGTCAAAGGTTTTTACGAGCTGCGCGACACCGTGCACACCGCTTCGCGATCCATCACCTCGACACTGATGCCGAGCCTCAAGGTGTTGGGCCTCGGCTTCGCTGGTGTGGCGGGAACGCTGGCGACGTTTGTCGCCGGATTGAAAAACCTCGGCGGCGGCATTGCCGAGCTGACCCGGCTCAGCACTGAAACCAAGATCAGCATCGATAAGATGCGCGAGCTGGAATCGGTGGGCCGCCGGGTCGGCATCAGCTCGGAGCAAATGCGCGCAAGCTTCCGAGGTTTCGGCGAGGAAATGGACAAGCTGCGCAAGGGCGTCGGCGGGTCCGAAAGCCTGTCAGCGTGGTTTGGACGCGCTGGCATCGGTTGGGCCGCCAACGAATTGCGCGGTATCAAGGATGTCAACAAACAGCTCGATTATGTGTTGGAGCTGGTCGACAAGATCGAAAACCCGCGAGACAAGCGGCGGGTTTTAGAGCGGCTGCAATTGCCGCCGAACCTTGCACAGATACCGCGAGCCGAGCGGCAACGCGCCATCGAGGAATACCGCAAGGCTGTCGGGCCGCTCGATAAGCAAACCAAGGAGTCGGCGCATCGCTTTGAGGAAGCGATGTTAAACCTTGCTCTAGCGTGGGAGGTGTTCACCAAGCGGCTCGCCGAAAACGGCGGCCTCGATGCGATGTCGGCATTGCTCGAAACGGTCGCCGCCAACTCGAAAACCTTTGCCGACAACATCAGCACGGCGGCGAAGGCTCTACGGTTCCTGTTCGGCGGCAATGTGATCAAACCCGGCGAGGCATCCGGCGGTGGCGGATTAAAGCGGCAAAGCGCACCGGGCCCGGGCGGTGACGATCCGGCCAAGGTCATCAAGACCGGCACCAGCGAGGGCGTGGTTGACGCCTTCAAAAAGCTGGCGCTCGACATGGGCGGTGATGGGGCGGGCGGCACGTTCGGCGGCGCGCCGGTCATCCGCGCCTCGCTTGGCCCGAGCGGCGGCGGCGGCGGCGGCGGCGGTGGCGGCCAGCGCGGCCCCGGTGGTCCTGGCGGCGATCCGGCAGCGGCACCGGGCGGTGTCTCTCCGGGCGGCGGCGGCAGCGCGCCGAACCAAGGCGACCGGCCCGGCTACATCGGCGGCACCGTTAAGATCGGCGGCAAAACCTTCCATTGGGGTTCGGGCGGCGGCGGGCGTGGCTCGATCCCCTATGGTGATTTCCCGGTCAACGTCGGGCCCGGCGCGGGCATCGGTGCCATTGGCCAGCGCATCGGCTCAATCGGCACCATCGGGCGGCCCGGCGGCGAGATCGACGATCCGAAATATCCCGGGCGACCGCGCACCGGGATTCAAATCCATCCGTCGAGCGGCGCGATGCTCGACCGGCTCTATACGCAAGGCTGTTTCGGCGTGCCACGCAGCGAGTGGCCCGCGTTCAAAAAAATATTGTTAGAGGAAGCGGCCAAGGGGCCGCTGATGCTGCACATCGGGCGCGACGGTAAGGCCGAGATTTTGGGCAAGGAAGAATTTGAGGCGCGCAAAAAGGTACCGCTGCCGCGATCCCGCCCGGCAGAGCTACCCGACAAGGACGAGACACCGCCGCCGCCGCGCGAGCGGTTGCGCGAGGCCGCCAACGACGAGCCGGGCAAGGTCGAGGGCGCGGCCAAGGTGCGGGTCGACCTCAACGGTTTCCCGCGCGGCACCAAAGCAACGGCGGCATCGAGCGGGGTGTTTAACGAGGTCGAGCTGCATCGCGGCCATGTGCCGCTAACCGAAAGCGCGTGATCGATGGCCGACCAAGAGGAAGCGGTCAAGATCGTCATCGAGATCGTCGACAAGTTTAGCAAGCCGCTCAACGCGCTGCGAAAGGAACTAGAGGGACTCGGCAGCAAGGGCGGCGAAGGCGCAACCAAAACCGCCAAGGGCTTTGAAGGGTTGCGGCAATCGATCCACGGCGTTGCCTCATCGGTGACCGGGTTGCTGATGCCGAGCCTCAAGACGTTGGGGCTTGGCTTTGCCGGTGTGGCCGGGACCTTGGCGACGTTTGTCGCCGGGCTCAAGAGCCTCGGCGGCAGCATCAACGAGCTGACCCGGCTCAGCACCGAAACCAAGGTCAGCATCGACAAGATGCGCGAGCTGGAGGCGGTCGGTCGACGCGTCGGTATTACCTCGGAACA